TCATGATCTGGCGGTATCTCTTCTGCTTATCCACAGTGTCATGTGATTCTCTTCTTGTTTCTGCCATAGGATTAGTGCCGTATCTTCTTTTCTCCATAGCTTTATCTCCTTATGAAAATGGAAGTTCCTCAATAATTGATGCAGGTACGTCAAGGAAGTCTGTTTCTTTCTTCTCCGGTGCTGTATCTCCCTTGCCTTCTGCAAACTCCCAGGATGAAACGACAATACTTGTAGTGGACTTCTTAACTCCGTTCTTGTCGGTGTACTCGTCAACCTGGATATCTCCTTCGACAAGGATTTTTGATCCCTTGTGAATCCACTTATCCATGCTCTCCGCGACTTTCCCGAAAGCCTTAATAGGAATAAAGTCTGTAACCTTCTCTCCCTTTGTGTACTTACGATCACAAGCTATTGAATTAGCCAGATATGAAGTACCGCTTGTGGATGATTTCAGTTCCATATCTCTGCATATACGTCCGATTCCGTATGCTTTCATTTCTTTTCTCCTTCTGCCTTGTCAGTTATCTTCTTGCAAAGTGCGGTCTTTAATTCGGGGTACATTTCTTCAAGGGTCTTTTTCTGGGTGTTCTTTGCTAACCACTCTTCAAATCCCTCTTTGCCGCCTGCCTTATCCCATAAAGACTTCAATTCATCTGCAAGTCCTTTGGATGCTTTTTCCTTATCAACTTCGGGCAAGTCTTCACCTGCGTAGATGTAAAGTCCGAGTCCATGCATAGCAAGGTTCTTTGTAAGGCAACGCATTATTGTTTTGTTGATATCGAACATTGTGGCTGCTTCGACTTTCTTCTCTCCGTACTTTGTTTCGTAGGTATAGGGAGTAGATTTCATGGCCTTATTAGCGGAGTCCATAACGGGCAGCCACATTTCATGGGTGATACCCTTAATAGTTACCTTTGTGTAAACCATGTATCCGGTTAACTCATCAAACACATAAGGAAGTCCGTTAAACTTTTCGATCTCATACTGTGCATCGGGGTATATCTTTTTGACTTCCGCCCAAGCCCAAGCCCAAGAAAGATATGTAAGTCCGTTTCTTCCTTCGGTGTGTCCGTTCACGTTGGTATCAAAAAGGGTTTCAAACACGGACTTAACTTCGGGTACTGCAGTCAACACCCCTTCTATTACCTTTGCATCTTCTGGAAGACTCTCTATAAACTCTTTATCTGTCATTTCTTTTCCTTTCATTTCATTGAGAAACAATGTTTGCCAACTTGACACAAGGGTGTTCCGAATGTGTGGTAAGTATCTCTTCTGAACCACAATGGTTTAGGCAGCCACCCTTCTTCAAAAAGGGATAATGCTTCTTTGCAGTCATCGTTTGGTTCTATTCCCCTGCGGTTCCATGAACTTGAAAACGCATCTGACTCCCATACTTCCTTTGGTGTAAGTCCGTATGCTTCGCATCTACATTCCATGCAGTACATAACCCATAGCATTCCGGTTATCCCTTCGCCCTCTGCTTCTCTCATAGCCATATCGCTGTAGTAGTAAGCATCGTCTTCTGTTAACTCTCTGTAGAAGGTGGGTTCCTTTTCGATGTAAATGTATTCAGTTACGACTTCGGGTTCTGATTCGATATAGATGTATTCGATGGTCGGTTCGGGATTCTCTGTACTCATGTGGTAGTTTCTTGTGTGAGCCTGATATGATCCGTATACCGCTATGCCAAACACGGCACCGAGAAAAATTAGAACGATGATATTAAGTGTGTTTTTCATTGAGATACCTTTCAAAATCTTCGGGGTTTACTCTTGTGATTCTTTTGGTAGGTTGCCAACAGTTACCGCCTGATTCGATGTAGGCTTTTACGATCTTGTAGGCGGTTGCTCTGCTGACTTGTAAAAGCTCTGCAACGTCTTCCGGTGATAACCACTTCTGCATGGCCTATCCTTTCTGTAGATTATTTATCTACTTTTAGAGCATAAAAAAACGTGTTACGACAAAAAAATCTCTGATACCTGCTTGTTGGTAAGTCCGAGTAGATCCTTCATGATTGCGATTTCCTTTGCTGTAAAATCACTCTGCCCGTTTTCCTTTTTCAGATATCCATAGTAGGAACGGCCTATTCTTTCAGCAATGAAAGTCTTTTTAAGTCCGGATTTCTCTATGACTTCCTTTAGCATTGCAACGTTTGTCATTGCATCCTCTCCTTTCCACTTGTACTTGTAGATTTAAAATCTACTCTCACACTATATCAAGTGGTTGATTTTTTGTCAACTATTATTTATAATTTGTTTTACAAGGATAAACGAAAGGGGCAACTACAATGATTGGATACAAAATAAAAAGGCGGAGATTAGAACTTGATATGACCCAGGAAGAACTTGCACATAAGATGGGTTATAAGTCTAAATCTACCATCAACAAAATTGAAATGGGTATCAATGACGTAAGCCAAACTAAACTAAAGAAATTTGCAGAAGTCCTTGAATGTTCACCCATGTATTTCATTGAAGGCGTACCGCATGATCCTATCCCTTCCGACATTGAAAGTCTTTTAATGAAAAAGTTTTCTATGTTATCCCCTGAACAGCAAGACAATGTTATGAAGTATATTGATTTCCTACTGTCAGAAAAATCATAGAAAATACCATGTGTAAAATTTTACACATTCTCGAACGTATGTTTGTATATCTATCTAACTAAATCGTAACAGTATAACTACTGATACAGAAGTTCCACTTTAACCCACTTCTGGTACATAGCTGATACAAGGAGAATGATATGAATAAGACAAAAGAAGTTATCCTGAAACTGAAAGAAGTTAAAGAACAAAGGGGATTATCCCTTAATGAGATAGTTGATCTTGTTGAAAAGAATGGCGATTATATCTCCCGTTCTTCCGTTCAAAGGGTGTTCACCGATGGTTCAGAAGATGTTTCCTTTAGGTATGAAGAGACAATAAGACCCATAGCCAACGCATTACTTGACATTGATACCATAGAAGACAGCGACAATATGGATATCCAGGCTATGAAAACCTTATTGCAATACAAGAATAAGAGAATTGAAGAACTTGAATCTCAATTAGATAAAGAGAAGTTAAGATACCATGAGAAGTTAGATGTAGAACGTGAACGATATAACAACAGTATCGAGTTTCTAAAAAAGCAAGTTGCACTTAAAGACCGGAGAATAGACATACTGTTAGACTCACTTCAAATAAAAGATGCCAAAATAAACGAGATGATAGACAAGATTATGAAAGGAGTTAACCATGTGGATCACTGATAATGGACTAATGCAGGAACGTGTTATTATGCCCGACACGGGCCTTACAAAGATAGTATCGGTCAAGGTTAAGGGCAGTGGATTAAAAGCCGAACAAGAAGCCACTAAACGTCTTGAAGAGAAGATAGCACACTTGTCTGATAAGAGAATTAAGTTGTCAGAAGCAATAGATATGTTTATCAGGGAATGTGAAAAGACTAAAAAAGCATCCACCGCCAGAAGATATCGTTTTGAATTAAAGGCTTTTTATGATGTAGTGGGTGAATGTTATTTAGATCATCTGACAGCCGGATATGTGCGTAAGGCACTTATGGATAGTGGACGTTCTAACAGAACCCTTAATGGGTATCTGAAAGTCTTTAAGACCTTTTGGATGTGGGCTTATCGTTCTGACATAGTAAAGGGCCGTGAAGTCATGGATAAACTTGTTAACTTCCAGGACACACCCGAAAAGGAACGTATACAAGATAAGTACCTTGAATCATGGGAATTAAAGAAACTGCTTGATAACATGGATGAAAGATGGAAACTTGTTAGCCGTTTCCTTGTATTATCAGGATGCAGAATAGGTGAATTGATTGCCCTTGAAAGATGTGACGTATGGGGATCAGTAATAAAGATAAACAAGACTTACGACTCTAACAACCATGTAGTGACACCGCCTAAATCCTTTGACAGTAAGCGTGATATCCACGTTCAGCCAGAGTTAAGGGAATGTATTGAGGACATTGACAGATATGTAAAGGATATGAAAGAGAAGTGTGGTTTTGATTCAGACCTTTTCTTCCCTGACTTCAATGGTGATTATCTCCCCTATGCAAGTTATTCAAAGTATCTCCGTGAAGTATCTGAACGTGTACTGAATAGACGTTGCACTCCGCATATATTCAGACATACTCACACGTCATTCCTGGCAGCAGCCGGAGTACCACTCGACACAATAGCTAATAGGTTAGGACATAGTGACAGTAAGATCACGAAAGACATTTACTTCCATCGTACCCAGGAAATGAAAGAAAAAGAAAACAAACTTCTTGACGGAATTAGTTTAATTGGTTAACATAATCTCGAAAGACGATGCGATTTGAATACTCATGGTAGACCTCCGAATGAACCCCTTGCAAGTTGCAGGGGGTTTTTTCGTATCTGATTAAATAAAATCAACCTACGATATTACCATCCGTTATCGAATGTATGTTCTTTTTAGCCCAAAAACTTCTCAATTTTTGCTAAAAAACAAGCCATCTGCTTAAGTTTTTGCTTAAGTGATGGCTTGTAATCCGCATGAATACTGCGTGTTAAGTGACTCCGACGGATATTGTCGTAAGTCTCACTCGGTCTATGATAGTCTATGAACGTCTAAAAATCAAGCACTTTTTTTGAAGCACCCCTATATAATAAGGAAGTGATTGCTTAACTTTTTGCTTAACCTGCTCTCTATTACCTACTAACTTTGTGTGATTATAATAGGTCAAGTTTGAGATTAAACAATAATCAACTCCTGCCCGCAATAGATTTTGTTCTTATCAGGGATACCATTTGCGTTAACCAACTGATCCACAGTTGTATTGTATCTCTTCGCAATGGATGAAAGTGTATCTCCCTTTGCCACTATGTAGGTCTTCTTTGCCTTCTTACGGGATGCCACTATTTCATTTACCCTGGCCTGAACTTCATTATAGGAATATCCGGCAGCGGTTAATTTCAATTTCCGCATTACTCCTGAACCCCATACTCCGGCAAGGACTTCATTAGCTAACTGATCTACCGACTTCTTATATTCTACGGGTTCTACGATTGCAACATCTTTAGGGATTGAACCATCATCCACCCAGGGGATATTGATTAAGTCTTGGTCTACTGTGGTTCCTGCGATCTTCGGACTTCTGACGTAGTTTGTTGAACCGCCATACTGCCATATCTCAACGAGTGCAATGGACTTTAACTTCGGGGGATTCTTACTGTACTTTGCTACCCAATGTGGATACATGATGAGCTGTGCATCATTAAATCTTGAATTGAACTGACTCTCTGACGTGTATATTCCACAAGCATATCCCGCGTTTATAAGGGTCTGACAGAAGGTTCTTATGATATCGGTAAGATGGGTATATCCCTGATTTAACATCTTTCCTTCTACGTCATAGTATACATGAACGATATCCTTGCCCTTTAGAAGTGATATAAAGTGATTCGCTTCGTTTTGTGCATCTTCGATTGAAAAAGCCCTTCCAAAGTAGTAAGCACCGATATACATTTTATCCTGCTTTGCCTGGATATAGAAGTCATCGAAACTTGCATCCTTGTAGTATCCGGCATCTGCACCACCCGCCTTGATAATGGTATAAGTAAATCCTTCTGCCTTTGCATTGTTCAGGTCAAAGCCCTTCTGCCATCTGGATATATCAATTCCCAAAGTCTGTGTAACGGGAGTGGGATTCTCTTCATAGTCTACCCACGGCAGTAAGCCATAGTCCGTCCATCTTGAATTACGGGGGCCACCCTTGTATAAAAACCTTGCACCGGATTCATCAACATAGGTGTACTGTACCTTGTGTTCCCATGCACCCGTACATTCTACTACATTGAAGACATAACCATCCTGAACAAAGTCACCGATATAAACTCCTGCGTGTGGTGAAGTAGACATATAAAGATATGTGCCAGGCTGTTTAAGAAGGGTGAAGTCTTTTGATCTGTTAGTACACTGCATCAAAAGGTGGTATCCGTCACAATCTCCGGTAGGGAAGTCTTTAGGGCTGACATAATATCCTTTAGTGTAATTGTCCGTCCATCCACCGAGAATAGCCTTAACAAGATTCCAACAATCAAAACTGAATTTTGTACCATCATAATAACCACAGTTATAAGGGAAGTGATTATTATAATAGTTGGGTACGTCATGGGCTAATCGTAACTTTGAAATAAATTCTGATAGCTTCATAGTGTCTCCTTTGGTTGACATAATCTGTTAGTTGTTGTACTATGTAACTCGGAAACACTCCACTCTTACATTTGTTTATCCTCGTCAGCAAAGGCCCTCGATAATCGGGGGCCTTTTGCGTTGTCATGCTTTCTTTAAAGTCCAAACTCCGTTCACAAGCACCGGAATTTTCTTCCATTGATCGTCTGTGCCTGCGTTCTGGTCGAAAGCGTACCAATACTGTAGCGCGGTTTCGTTGTTGTAAGCACCAGGGTCAAGATTCAGATAATCAATAATCTCCTGCTGTGTGATGTTGTTAAATCCAGTCTCACCCTTCGATTGTTGGTTTATATCATCAAAAAGGTTTGTAAACTGCTGTGGATTAAGAGTAGGAAGATACTGTGTAGCATGGTTATATTTGGTAATAAGTCCTTCACCATAATCGGTATTAGCAAAGGTCTGCATAGCATTTAACTGCGTTCTAACAGCGGTTGCCCCGCCTTCATTATAGGCATCCATTACAGTCTGGCGGTTCTTCTCACTGTTATCCATTCCATACTGATTAAGAACAGCAGCAGGGAACATATACTCCGCAAGACCATTGACACCACCATTGTCATACGCTTTCTTTGCACCCTGATAATCCTTTTCGAGTCCGGTCATTGAATTGAACTCAACCCCGTTGACAACCGAGTTAAGATCAAATCTCAAATCGGTCATGTTCTCATTAGACAACATTAAAAGCATATCTCGATATTCATTGTTCATGATATCGTCAAGGCCAGTATTTGTACGTCCTACAGCACCTTGATATTGGCTTGTTAATGCAGATAGATCACCACCATTAGCATTTAAGGTCTGGAGAACAGCGTTGCGGTTCTCTTCGTTATTAGTAATTCCCAAATTAGCTAAAGCGTTCTGTGCGGTGATAAAGTCAATGAGTCCTTCTGCCCCGCCTTCTGCATAAGCCTTATCTTCACTATCAAAATCTTTGTCCAGTCCGAGATATTTTGCTCTCTCAACTCTCTGAACAGCACCATAGATAGTATCTAAAGCGTTTACTTTCTGCTCATCCGTAAGTCCAGAATAGAAGTTACTCTGAATAAAGTCACTTGCTATCTGGTTCATAGCGGAATCTGCAATCTGTAAAAACTCTGTGTACTCTTCCGTGGTAGCTTGATGCCCGTCCACATTGAGATAATCCAAACCTATTTTGGGCTGATATGCTTTTGTATCTTTTGTTGCTTCATAAAGTCTGGTTGCTTCATCCCTAACGGGGTCTTCCAAAGCAGAAGGAACTGTAACCATAGCGGGGTTAACAAGATTATCAAACCACTTTTCAAGTCCGTTACGTCCTGCGTTCTGTTCCATAGGCTGTCCATTCAGACCTATACGAGGTTCGAGAAGTTGCTGACGCAAGAAAGGAATACCCGCAATAGCGTTGTTCATTACACTTTCTTTGCCGCCCATACCATAAGTATTTCTCTTATAGGGGTCTAATGCTGCTGCGGTCTGACGTACAAAGGAAGGAAGTATAGCACTTGAAGCGGTGTTTGCTATAGTTTCCGCTACGTTATCCACAAGTTTATTATCTGAACTGTAGTTAGCACTTCCGGTTAGTCGCTGTAAGCCTTGCAGTGCAGCCTGCTCGAACATACTCTGTGAACCCGCTTTAACACCATTTGCAATAGCATCTATTGTATCCTGGTCGGGTTTTCTATAGGCATCGTCAAAAGCTGATGCTGATGTAAATGCTGAACCAATTCCAGGTATCCAGTTGATAGACCACTGATTTCCAGTAAAGGGGCTAACAAGTGCATATTCCTGCATACCCGCATCTTTCTGTGCCTGCTTTTCTCTGGGATCATCTGAATATCCACCCGTAAGAAGTCCTGCATTCTTCAACATAAGGCCTACTATGAACATAAGTGTTCCAACAGCGTTTCTTGAAGTCTCACGGACAAATCTTCTTTGGTCAAAAGATTCAGAGTCAAAAGCACTTCTTCCTGATTCAAGGTTACTTCTGATTTCCTGAATTGTGGTAAGTGCGTTCTTTACAACGCCCAGAGGACTTAATTCAAGGTTTGACTTGACAACGTTCATAGGGGTACGGACAAAAGGCATTGATGCACCGGAAAGAATATCTACACCAACATATCCTTTGGACATTTTGGCAAGACCCTTCTTAACGTCCATAGCACCTTCTGCGAGTTGGGAATTATCCTGATATACCGCTTCAAGTCCTTGTGCGGTTGCAACTGTTTTAGCCCACGTTTCAAACTCTGTATCAGTTATATCTTCGGGAAGTTTGAGTTTTCCTTCTTCATGCAAGGTGTTTAATTCATATAAGGTTTGGTCATAAGCCCCCTGGTAGAAGGGGTTATCACCAAAAGCAAGTCCGAACTTAATACACTTGTCATAGAGTTTAAGAGCTTTGTTCTTAAAGGTAGTGCGGTTATTTTTGATGGTTTCTTTGAAGTTGTTTTCATCAACTCCCGCACGATTAGTTACGTTAGCATCTGCAAATACTTCTATCTCTTTTGCAAGGTCTTTGAGTTTTGCATCGGTATCAGGATCATAATTCGGATTCCAATAATCCCTTAAAGTCTGCTTTGCACCCTTTTTGAAACCTTTAGCATAGGTCTTTAATCCTTCTTTGGTAAGTCCGGTTGTGGTTCTTGTACCCGTATATCTTGCGATAAACTTATCAATGGGTTTTGAAATTGCCTTAACCAAAGTCTGGTCAAGTGCAGCTTTACCGATGTTACCACCAAAGTTTCTTGATATAAGGGTACGGAAAGATGCAAGAAGGTTATCCATCCAAAGGGATGTAAACTTCTGACGGAACTTAACGGGTATCTGCTCATTTACCATGTGTGCAAGTTCTATTTCAAGTCTTGCTTGTTTTGCGGCTGATACGTCTTGTCCATCATACTGATGAGCTTTCTTTAAGAACTCTGCCATAAACTCATCTGAAAGAAGTCTATCGGCTGCGGTCTGTGCTTCCTTCTTTAACCGGAGATCATTCTTGTCTTCGGTTACTGTCTCATTGATGAAAGCAATAGCCTGACCGAGTTTTCCTTCGGGAGTCATAGCTGACCACTTTTTAAAAGCTTCGATCATCTGACCACCTGCGGTAGCCTGACTTCTAATCTTCTTAAAAAGTTCAACTTCTCTGTTCCATGCTTCGGTGGGATCAACACCTGCTGCTTCGGCACTTCTTGCGCTCTCTGCGTTCCTCATGGCACAAAGCATTGCGGTATCAACATCTACAGCATCCCAATTATCATCTTTGAGAAGTCTGTCATACTCTCCGCTATAGCCATTTCTCTTAACATTCTCTTCTGCTTTGTTTAGAGTTGCTTCGTGTGTTACTCTTTCGGTCTTTCTAATATCTTCAGGAATAACACTCTTATACTCTTCTTCCGTCATTGTCTGACTACGGGGAAATGTATTAGTAGCAAAGTCAGAAGTCTTGTATATTCCGGTATGAATACCATTATCCTTTAAAGTGGGGATACTTTCTTCTTCATTTTCACCACTCAAAAATTGGATATCATAGCGAAGGAGTTTATCAATTTTCTCCACTTCCGGCATAATGACATTTTCTGCATCTTCCAACGTCTTGATATCAGCTATGTTTTCATCAAGTTCAGAGTCCTTTTCTGTCTGTAAAGGTGTGGTCTGCTGTTCGGACTCATTAGGAAAAACCGCATACTGATTTGTTCCCTGCTCTGCATAGCGAACGGCATCATAACCCAGTTTTCTTAACAGATTATAAAAACGTGTTCCGGTATCTCCGGTGTTTGTTGCACCACTATTTCTTAATAGCTGATAAGCATACATAGAGCCTTCATCTGCAGTATCAACGTTAGGGTTGAAATAATCTGTAGAAGGAAACGCTTTTTCAAATTCTGGGCCTAATTTAGTTCTTAAATAATCATATAAAGTGTCGGAATCTACCTTCTCGCCTAACTCCGTTATGTCAAAGACGTTTTGAGGGTTGATAGAGTATTGTTTTACTTCCCCTTCAACCGGAATGTCTTCTCTCCCCGTAAGGGTTCTATATGCTTCGGGGCCAACAAGATTATAATAATCAAGGTCTTGCTTTGCATAATCTCTCGCAACATCCTGACTTTCCGTGTAATAAGAAAGAGGTAATAGGTCGGGGGTGTTTTCTTTTAAATTAGAAATAAAATCCGAAACATTTTTCTCCCTTACAAGGTTAGACTCCAAAGGATTTGTACTTCTGTTGGAACCACGATAAACTTGTATTCCCTGGTTTTGAGAAGGCTGTGCGGTCTGATTACCTCTAACAGTATTTACAACATTCTGCCAAAGGTTATTGATCTGTCCTTGTGCTTCGGGGTTCTGTCTTCCGAGTGCAACAAGTTCATTCCTTAAATCGTTTGCTTCTTCAATTCCGAGAACGTTAGAATTATATCCATTAAGGAATGTATTTACCGCTGATTCTGCACGCTGAATAACAGAATTAAGTTCGGGTACATTCTGTGTAGGCTGTGCCACTTCGTTAGTAGGCTGTACTTCGGGGGTTACAGTAGGTATCTGTTCTTCGGTCTGAACGGGATTATTCTGCATTGCTTCCTGCAATGCTCTTAACTCTTCTGTTCTCTGATTCTGTATCTGCTGTTCCTGCTCAATAGAATTGATAGAAGGGATTGCCCTTGCTGTGGGTTCTTCCGTCTGTAAAGCATCTTCGGGTACATCATCAATAGCATTTACAGTAGGAATATTCTCTTCGGTCTGTGTACGGGGTTTTCCGGTAATAACATTATTACCACTAACAAGGTTTGCACCACCCTGCATAAGACCGCCCGTGATACCACCGAGCAATACATCAAGGCCGAGCTGTTTCTTGTAATTATCTTCAACTGCTTTCTGCGCTTCTTCGGGTGTATATCCGGCTTCAAGATACTGATTATATTCAGTACGCAAAGTAGACTTGTCATAATTTCCACCGAGTTTAGTGACAAGTTCATCAAAGAAGGTATCAACAATATCTTCTGCACCTTCCTGCACACCTTCGGAAAGCATTGATCCGGCAATGTGACCGCCATTTGCAAATCTTCCCATAGGTAGTCTTTCAGTAAGTGCGGTTGACACACCGGATAAAGCACCTTCCGCGAGTATCTGATTCGGAGTAAGGCCACGGGCATTAGCATCATTAGTTACGTCATTAGCCTTTTCAAGACCCATGATTCCTGATGATAAGTTCGGGTTTCCACCTGCTAATAACATAGCAAGTGCCATATCGCTTATAGAGTTAACTCCACCATAAGCAATTCTTCCGAGATCAGACTTAATACCTTCGTTTACCTGCTCTCTCATTTCAGCGGAAGGATTATAGGTCTGACTTAATGCTTTTCCGGTTGCATACTCTCCGAGATTCTGTAATACGCCTTCTGCACTCTCAATCGGTCTTGAAATTGTAGCCATTGCCGATCCTATTACGGGATGTGCGGAAGCGATATCTCTTGCACGTTTATTCTTCTTTGCTCTGTTCTGCTCATCATAAAGACTCTGTAAATCAGAACGGGTTACACCCTTGCCCTTCTGTTCTACAGTAGGCATACCATAAACACCATTACCCATACCCATAACAGTAGGCATGGTAAACACTTCGGGAGTTTCAGTATTTGCAATAGCTCTCTCTGTAGCCTGATTCTTTAACTCTCTATAGAGGTTTGCATTTTCCTGGACTTCATTGCCATAAGGCCCCCTTATTGTATCCATAAGATTTTTAAGGTTTAGCAATGTTTCGGGAGTAGTATTCTTAATGACATTCTGAATACCACCGCTGTTCTGTGCCTGCTCATATTGAGAAACAACGGCCTTTTCCAATGTAGGAATAGAAGCCGTTGGTACTGGATTGTTAGAAGCGTAGTTAGGAGTTAAGGCGGTATTTCTACCGCCTAACTCTGCATACGCCTGGGCTAACTGCTGTTTTTTGTTTGCTCTTGCGTTATTTAATTCTTCAAGAGCCTGACGTGATGGTCTGATTGCCATTGTTTATCCTTTCAGCGCAAGTTTTGCGAGGGTGTCATAAAGGTTGTTGTAAACATTTGCTCTCTGATTAGAATAGTTACTTGCTGCGTTTGCCTGGCTTTCGTACAGACTATTAGCAAGGTTCTGTGCTGCGCTCATTCTGTTATTCTCTGCATTAAGTACGCCAGAGTTGTACGCCTGCCTTGCGTTCGACATATTGTCGAGATAGCTCTGTAACAGTTCACGAAGGCTTGTCTGGGTGTTCTCTTCAATCTTGTTACGATTGCTTCTATAGTTATTCATAATAGAATTGAGAACACTTTCGGTTGCACCGCCAGAGAATCCGGAAGCACCGAGATAATCTTCGATATTCTTCTGATCCATCATCCTTGCAATGTATGCTTCCTGCATTGCTCTCTTTCGTGCATCTTCAAGTGACTGCTGTGAGTTAGCAAGTCTGCCGTTCAGAAGGTTCTCGGTATCAGCATAGTTAAGACCAAGTGCCTGAAGTGCAGCCAGGTAAGAGTCATTGAGCGAACCGAAGTTTGCGTTATACGCATTAAGAAGGTTCTGCATCAAGGTGTTATATCCATTGTCATACTCTGCAAGCTGCTGATTGATAAGGTCATAAAGGGAATTAAGGTCATATCCACCTAAACCATCTGCACCACCGGAACCGCCAGAACCACCAGAACCACCACTTCTTGAACCACCGCCAGATCCACCGCTTGAACCGCCTTCATAGTCACCCGTGCTAACATTGTTATTTACGTTAACATCGGGAATTGTGGGATTGGCTAACTGTGCATATCTTTCAGGATCAAGTATCTGCTGAAATACTGTGCCAGGTGTGGTACCGTTTCCTACTGTAAGGCCCGCATTATCGAGTGCGCTTGCTGCCGCACGGGAAAGTGCCTGATCTAATGCAGAAGGTTCTCTTCCACTTGATGCTTTAGGGATAACAGTAGAAGGATTAAGGATTGCATCAAATACTGAACCACCACCCACATTGGGTACTTCTTCATAAAGTCCGTTTTCTCCGAGAAGTGTATCTCTTGCAGAATCTTCAAGTGCAGTCTGAAGATTAGATCTTGAAGCATTGTTACGGATAACGTTTCTTGCCGCGTTATTGTTAGCAGCACCGGATACAAGATTGGAAGCATTAAGCCATCTCTCTGTACGCTGTGTGGGTGACTCGTTCGGAAGAACATCAAAGATATTGTTAAGTGAAGTAGGAGTCACATTCTGTCTGCTATTCGCTATAGTGTCATACAAGGTCTGTACGGCATTAGTAGGCACTGTTCCGGTTGTCTGTTCCATTGCACTCTTCGTAAGATCAAGTGGAGTCTGGCCCTGGGTATTTGAAACGGAAGGGGTACTTGAAACAGCAGGGGTACTTGAAGTAGAAGGGGCCGTGTAACTTGGAGTAGAAGGGGCAGTATAGGAAGAGGTTGAAGGTGCGGTGTAAGTCGGAGTGGGTGATACTATAGGGGTAGTCACCTTTGCCTGAACAGTAGTGGCAGGTTTTGACAAGCTCTGCTGTACGGAAGTGGGAACCTGGGCCTTTGCCGGAGTAGTGGTAGTAGTCTGCTTTGCCTTAACAGACTGCTGTACTGTCTTATTCGGCCGTGCCTTTGCCGGAGTAGTAGTTACGGCTGCAGGTCTACTATGCTGAACTGTAGTTGTGGTTCTCTTCTTATTCAATGCCATTTACTTTTCCCCCTTGTCATACTGTGCTTTTAAAACAACAACGATACCACCTAAAAGAGTATCAATAGCGGTAAGAGTTGCGGTAATGGGTTCTGCGTAAGGGATATCCCAGATACACAGAATGGATGCGATAAACGCGGAAACGGGTACAAACAATCTTGAAACCATTGATAGAACGTCATACACCTTGTTTGATATCATTGCTATCTCCTTTACTTATAAACTTCCCTTATTCTGATTAAGGCTTCTATAACTTCCTTTGTGTCTTTACGGATTAAGTCTTCAAACTCTTCGGAACGGAACTCATCTTTTACCGTGTACTGTCTTATCAGGCTTACGACTCTCTCTTGCTTTATCTCAACATAGGCAGGTGATTTATTTATGTGGTTAAAGGTTATCCAATTTACATATTCATCAAATACCTTTTCGATTATCAGCTTTCCTAAATATTCGTTGTAGTCTTCCGGTTTATTCATCTTTGCTTCAAGGCCGTTCAGATGAAGTGATACATAGTCAAGTTGCTGTCGGATTATGTTTCTCTCAACATCCCCCGTATTTATTGACATATTCGGGGTGGATATCCTTATTGCCCCTGACTTCACAAGAATGAATAGGATAACCGATACAAACGCCAGAAAAATTAAAACTACAAAGGCGTTCGGGCCGGTTAAGATTGTGCTGATTGTTTCCCACATAATAATTTCCTTTGCTTATATTTTGCTAAAGTGATTGTCCGTACTTTCGGTCACACATGATTTTTAGTGACATGAATAATCATTAAACATCTTCTCTGCCGTAGAACTGTACTTCTCCAAAAGCAATGGAATCAGCCGTTCCCTGAGTAGCGCAGTAGATTCTCCAATATCTATGTGCGCCCGATATATGAGTTGCCATAGCCGACCATGATACCGATTGCACCGCATTTACAGTGTCCCCATAAGAGTTCCACGTTGATTTGTCATCGGAATACTCAAGCAACATAGGAATCGTTCTTCCGCCGTAATGGGCGTAGGCATACCACTCAAAGCCAACTATTGTAACAGCTCTTCCAAAGTCGTAAGCGAACCAATGAGGATATGAGTTCTGCGCCCATCCACCATGACGTGACGTATTTCCGTCAAAGAAATAGTAAGGTTCAAACCACGATGCGGTTTGATCGACAAAACACTCACCACTCGGAGTAGTATTGCTTGTCATAACAGGAACTTTGACATTAAGCACTGACTCAAAGTACGTTGAATTACAGATCGCATTACACCATGTTGCATCTTTCAACAACTTATTAGCACAGTAGTTGTTAAGTCCGATGTAGGTCATGGCGGTGGAGTCGGCACAGAGGTTTTCGGAGTAGAATTGCAAAGTGTAAATCTGCCACCTATCGACACCGCCCCCTTTTTCCGTGGAAACCACTCTCGAATATAAATGCTTTTCGGGAGAGCTTACGGAAAACTCTGAAACCGCAGTCAATGAAATGCTTACGTTGCTTTCTTTGGTTGTCCAAGTTACGCCGTCATCCGATATTTCGTAATTTAGTTTAGTGACTCTGTTTGCGTTCTTAATTGAAACCTTGCCAACGGCACAAGGAGAAGTGAACTTATATCCAAGCCAATCGCCAACTGTTCCTTGCGTACTTGCCCAATCGGTAGAGTCGTTTCCGTCAAAGCCACGATAATTATAATTAGTTGAATATTCGCCACTTGAAAGGCACTCTCCACTCGGAGTTGTATTGCTCGTCATCGCAGGCACAAGACTAATACCCGCCCATGAAGTAGACCTAACCATGTAGTCAACTGCGTTATTCGATGAAATAAGTGCGGATAACGTAGTTGTATCAGCAAGGACTTCCGCAAGTGTTGTATAGGATTTATCCCATATATTCGCACAATGAAGCCATATCTGAATATCGTCAGTAGGCAACACTGTACTTCCGTCTGGAATTTGTACTCCGAATATCTTATACCAATTAAGCTGTATCATTATGCTTCCCTTATAAGTACGTTTAATGATGCTGTGGGTACTTCTTCACAATAAACAGTTACTTTGTTTGCACCGATCTCTACGGCATACAGTTTCTTGAAGTCGGTCAGGGTTCCCGTTAAATTCACGGGGTAGTCAGCGGTCATCCCTGCAGTAAAGTTTGTGAGTGCATTACCATCTTTATCAGTGGTAATTTCAAGAACCTGCATTGTCTTTAAATCTCCCCATATCGTTACTGTCTGTTCGGTATATCCGGCAGTGGGTAAAGTAATTGCATACTGATTCTTGAAATACAAAGCGTTATGGCCTTCAAGGGCTTCAGAGTTATCCACAGTTCCGTCATCGTCAGTATCATAGACAGCCTTTGTCATATCACCGCCACCCATAGCCACAACATAAGCGACTATTGCAGCCATAGTGGGAAGTTTAGTGGGATCGTTTGTTATTACATCCCCAACGGCATCTACCAAGGCATTGAACTTATCAATAGACAAGTTACCCAAAGAGTCAAACCTTGCCTGCATATCACCCGTAGAAAGTCCAGGGGTATCGGGTAAGCCCGTTACACCTTTGTTGGCTTTGTCTGCCGCTGTTACTTTGTAAGCATCCTGAAAGTCACCCATAGCTTCTCCTTACTGTTTGTAGTTACCCTTTTCAACGTATTCAATACCGATCTTGTCAAGGGCAAAGGGTTCATTTACGTTTATGTTCTCAAATCTGTATCTTGCTTTATCTACTTTCTTAACTCTTGTCTTTAACGCAACAACTCTGTTCGTGTTATCCGAACTGAATGAAAACTTTGAGAATATCAGTGAACTAAACGAAAGATAATTCGCTGTGGATGAGTCTGTGGTTAAGACAGTCCATAATCCACGTTTCATTACTGATATTCTTATTGATGTTGCGATTGCTTCTTGTAGTCTTACCGCCAGGTATCTGAAAGTCTTGTTCTTATAGAACAACTTTCCATCAAAGTCAGGGGTTTCCCATCTTGCTGTAATAACCGCGCCATCATCGTTATATGAGTTAACGTCATTTACCGCGGTATAGAACTTACATACTTTTCCAGTCTTGCTTCCGAACCACAAGGCCCCGTCAATTTCCCACATACAGTTTGCATCTACATTCGTTCTGTAATAGCCTACAAACTGTCTTGTTGCATAAGGGGCAGATTTATCCGTCTGTACCGCTTGTAGCCCGTCAAGGATATAAAGAACTCCATTCACGGACAATATGTAGAAGTCCTTATATACAAACGCATACGCATTTTCAAGGTTATTCTCCTCAAGGAGTTTTCCGTTCAAGTAGAATGATCTTAAATTCGTATACTCTCTTCCCGTGATATCCTGGGAAGTAATTGCATAGATTCCTAAACTTGTAAGGAATAAGGGTTCACCCGCAAGATACGCAAAGGCATCCTTACAAATAGCAGGCGCACCATGAAGCGTTGTCTGTGTTGCAAACGTTACTTCGTTGTTTAAAGTCGTAGAACCAACAAGTACAATGTTCTGCTCTACTTCTTGCTTGTCTTTGAATACCGCAAGGTATGAGCTTATAACTGTATATCCGACAATCGCACTCTTTGAAGTACCGATTATCTGATAATTTGTGTCGGGGAAATAAGTAGGATCATTAGTGGCACTGAACCACTGATAGTTGATGTATTCGTTATCGGGGTTTCCTGATACAAAGAGTCTGTTCAAGTCTCCACTTGCACCATAAAGAACTCCGATACCACATTTATTTATTCTGTCTGCATATCCACTTACAGTTTTATATGCAGTTATTTTTACGTTATCTTCTCCGGTTACATAGGACTCTCCAGGGGGTGAGTCAAAAGTCACCACTCCGGTTGTTCTGTTTACTGAAAATCCGCTTCCTTCTTCAAGGGTATTGAAGGTTCCGTCTGGCTGCATGACTTCCGCTTTACAAAGTGTATCGTCAAGGTCAGTTACGGACAGATGATATTCAGTAGTACCTACTGTTCCTAAAAACTGTTCGGTAAATCCAGGGGTTAACAGATTAAGGGGCTTATAGGTTGTACCACCGCCCGCAGGCGCACCACCGATTAAGGTTACGGGAATAGTTGCATTATTCTCCGCAGGGGCAACGTCAGTACCATCCCATATAAGAAGTTTCTTTCCGTCAAGGATACATACCTTGTCTTTGAACTGCCATGATCTTGAACGGCTGTCATTTGCACCTGAATACTTTTCAGTGTCATTACCCGCAAAGTCTGTCTCAATTATCTTTGTGCCAACGTGAATTAAACCACGCGACTTGCCATGCATGGTATGATATCCGTTGATTGCACCTTCATAAGTCGCTTTGGTCTGATAGCCCATTGACTTACGGACTTTGCCAGGCACTTCCCTTATCATGTTAAGAATGTTCGGGGATTTATCTATATCAACACTTGCAGGGTCATTAGTAAAATCAGCACCCTTGAAAGTGTCTATTGTAAGTGTGCTTCTTGAAGGTGAAGCAGGAACCTTAAACTGAACCGCCATTTATACCCACTCCGATTCAAACTTTTCTTTACCGGAATACTGTGATGTGTCAGTTAATGCTTCAAGGCCGACTTCAAACTGATTGCGAAGTGTTGTGGATATAGCCAGGTCATCATCCATATAAAGTGCTGCAGCCATGTAAAGGGGCAGAAGTACAGCAAGGTCAGGATCAATCGCAAGTACAGTTTCATCGGGTGTGTCAATGGTTATCTCTGTAGGATAAGCATGGTAGTAAATGGTATACATACCAGGCATATTCGCGGGAAGTACAAGTATATGGTCTGATTCTCTGTAGTAGTCTGTAGTGGATAAGTATTTAACTCTATCTCCACCCTCATAAGCTATTGCATTTTCACCCAGGTTATAGAAGTCAGATGCAAGTGCTTTAAGGTCATACTTAACGTACTGTCCGTATTCAGGCACTAATGCAACTCCGTCTACTTCGGGGAAGTAAGTATCATACAATGCGATATTCTTTACAGTAGCGGGATAGTTAGAAGTAAATGAGATAGTAACTTCTTCGTTAGAGTCATTATCAAAGTTAGCTCTGTACTCTGTGAACTTCCCGTAAGAGTCGATATCAAAGGTAGTAGTCAGATTCTCTCTTGATATCGTACAAGTGCCGATACCGGAATACTGAAAATAGTACGACTTAACCGCACCCGCCTTGAACGTAAACGATCTTCCGTCATTAAGTGCATTTGCGGTCTGTTCGGGGATGAAGTTTTTTGCAACCATGTGATTAAGACTAATAGGCTTTGTAATGAACTTACCTGCTGTGGCAAGTCTTACAAGGCCTTCATTTGCAGCATAGGGCATGCCTGCAAGATAGTCTTTTGTTGACTCATCGTTAACAATAGATGATCCGTCAGCGGCAAACATCTTCTGCAAGGTTGCTAATTTAATATCTCCCCATGTATAGCTCATGCTTTTCTTCTTCCTCTTCTGGGTTTAACTTCTTCCTGAACTTCGTTTACTTCTTCTCTGACTTCCCTTAAAAGCTTGTCTTCGGGTATCTCTTTAAGATCAGGGCAAAGTCTACATACCGGATAACCACCCCATCCCTTTTTTTCAAGGACTTCATAGACCTTCCCATCTATCATCATGTAGTCTTTCAACATAATCACTCCTATAATCTCCCCCTGGCTGTTACACCAGGGGGATAAACTATAATCAGGTCAAAGTGGTTCCGTATCTTGCACCACCCATAAGGATGTGCTGCCATGATGCAAAACCTGCGCTCATTCTTGCGTAGCCGTTCCAAATCATATCGTCAGTATCCTGGTCAACGTGTGCGGTTACATCGAGCTTAACTCTGTCATAGAACTTGTTTCCGATAAGCTCTTCGTTTGCTTCACTTGACATAAGGATATAAGGCTCATAGGTGGAAGGATCAGAAACGTGCCAACAAGGATCAACAATGAGCTTCCAGTTACCTTTCTCGATGTTCTTATCGTTGTAGTTGCTTCCTACTACCTGCTCGGAAACGATGATCTTCTTTACAAGGTCAATAAGTCTTCCGCAGTTAGCGGGAACGATAATGGTATCGAAGGTGTATCCCATGTAGTTACCACTGCCGTTACGGAAGTTAGCACCGATATTTGCAAGTCTTGAAAGCATTGAGCTGTCATTTCCGAAAGCGTTGGTAAATCTGTTGGACTGCTTATCAAGGGGATTAAGGATTCCAGGGTGATCCTTTGAGAAGATGCACTTACCATCAGCAGTAGCGGTGCTAAAGGTTACACCACTGATTGAGATGGAAGTTGACTCTGCAGCATCCTCTGCAGCAGCGGTAAGAAGGTCAGAAGCGAGCTGTGCGCGGGTTCTCTTATAAGACTTAACCATGTTAGCGGCCTTTGCCTGCATGAAGTCAATCTCGCCATCCTCGTTTGCTTCACGGGTGATTCTGAACTGCTTCTTGAAAGTGGTATGCTCAATGGTCTTGGTAGGGCCGGACTGGATATCATCTTTAGGTGCGGAAGCTCCGTCAGCGGTCATAGGTGCGAAGTCACCAAACTCGGTTACAGAACCGATCTTCTCTCCAAATCTCTTGGAAGTCTTGATGTTGAATACGTCCTGAACGTACTTATCCCAGGGAAGTTCCTTGTCATACACTTCGTTGATGTATGCTTCCATCATCTGTGCGTTCACATTCCAGGTATCGTCAATGAGTCCACCATTCTTGGAAACTATATTAGCTGCCATAATTTCTCTCCTTTAACTTTTGAAGGTTAGGGGCAACATTCACTTACTATGTTGTCCGTGTGTTAATTAGTTGTGCAGCGATCTATTGTAGATTTCCCTTAACTCTTTGTTTGACTTTTTAGGGAAAAATGCTTTCCACTGGTCGATAACATCTGCGGGGATATCTACCATGTTGTCCTCTGCGGGTGTACCCGTATCGGTTGCAACAAGATGCTGCTGTGACTTTGCGTTGTTAACTGCCTGCTGTTTGATTGCGTTTGTCTTTCTCTCGGAAAGCTTATCCGCATATACAAGTTTGTAGGCATCAACCAACGACAAGCGGTTTTCATTGATGTACTTTAAGACTTCGGGATATCTTTCGCTTGTCTCAATGTCTCTCTCTGACTTAACATCAGGGTCAAGTTTTGAGATTTCCTTTACCTGGGTATCCAGATAATTACGAACGTCCTTTAGTCTCTGTTCTTCAATGATTGCCTTTGCGGTCTTCATTGCCGGAGAATTTTCAACCGCTTTCTCTATCAGGTTCGGGTCAATTCCCTTATCTTCAAGAGTCTTCTTTGTCTGCATCTGCTCTTGTGCAACAATCGCTTCGTAGTAGTCCTGCGCACTTGTGATAGGCTTTCCGGTTATAGGATTGGTATAACCCTTAAACTTCTCCGCAAACTGCGCATCAATGGCCTTCTGTCTGCGTTCTGCACTTCTTCTTGCATCTGCATAAATCGCGTTCTTGTCAAGCTCCGGTTCCTCGGTTGCTTCGGGTTCTTCGGTTGTTACCTCTTCGCCTTCGGTAACTTCGGCATTGACTTCTCCTGTCTGCTCGGCGGGTTCAGACTCGTTTACGCCGATAATTTCTTCTTCCATATTCATCTCCTATTTTTACGCTTTTAGTGCGAATTTATATAAAACCCTTATGGGTCTTATTCAAATATTACGGGCTGTTCGTACTCTGCTTTTTCCACAACCTGATCTTTGTTTTCACAGTTGGGATTTACACAGATGAACTCCATAACGTTAAACAACTTCTGATCCCTGACTACATACTTTGAAGTCTTTACTCTCAAAAGGTTTTTACATTTGGGGCATAGGTGTTCCATTCTGTACTCCTTGTAACATCTGCATTATCTGTTGCTGTTGCATCTGCTGTTCCTGGGTTTTCCTGATTTCTTCCATCTTGTCAGCAAACATCTGTCTGATTTCGGAAGCATGAGGATAATCGTTCTTCTCCATGAAAGTCCAGTAGTTAAGCAATGTGTTGGGATCATCGAGTGGCCCGAAAGCACCCGTCTGTAATTTCAGGTCAATCTGTTGCCACATTGCTTCTCTGTTCATCATGATTGTTGATGTAGGGTCAACTTCAAAAATGAACTCGTCATTCCAGTAAAGGTTTCCACTCTCGTCCATCTTTAAGAACTCATAACGATTGAAGTGGGTGAACTCATACGTTCCATCCGGTCTTTTAGTGGATAACGCTACGGGCTGATCCGCATACGCTAACATGAACTTGAACATTACTTCATAAAGTCTGCAGTATGCTTCCTGCTTCATGATTCGCTTTGATTCCATACGGCCTGCTGCCTGATTGATGGAATACTGTTTTGCAGTACCGGAAACTGCGGAAGCATCGTACTTACCCTGGTAAGCATCGGTGATACCCAAAGTAGACCTTGCAGCTTCGTAGTTATCACTCATTGCGATTCTGTCATACGAAATATCCGCAACAAGGTTATGCACACCGATCATGGATACATCATTAGGGTTTTCTACTCTGACAATCTTTAACTCTTCGTCAGTAGTTTCAATTTTCTTATTCTGGGGAAGTGTAACGATGGAACCACCCTTCAAGATTTTCTCCTGCAGTTTGGAACCATACTTCTTAATTGCATCCTGCTGATCTTCAATTACTGCAGCATCGGATACACCTAAAAGACTTTTAGATTTAGAAACGTTACGTCTTAATACAAGGGGCATAACGTTAGGCTTATAGTAAGGTATCTGCGTATGCTTACGGGTGATTTCCATTTTAGGCTGTCCGAACTCGTCAACCATAGGAAGCCCGTCTTCTCCGACAACCGGAGTCTCTTCTTCTTCATACGCGGGGATAGTAAGTCTATTTCCATTCTTATCAAGGGAAAGACTTATGATATCTTCTTCTACTTCTTCGTACTCTTCAATGGAAGTTTCAAAAGACTTTGAACCACATTCGCACACGTCACCTTCTTTAACTCTTCCACACTTCTTACAGCGGGTAAGTCTGCGTGCCTGATAGTTCTCCATATCTTCAAGAATGGTATCACCGCACCATGTAAAGATACCGATTTCACCATTCTTATCACGATAATAAGTCTTTATAACAGTAACAAGCTCGTCATTGATCTCCTTGTTACCTTCTGCTTCCGTGTTCTTCTCGTCAGATACATCTACGTCATAATTACGTTTAACTGCATCTTTTGTCATGGTAATGAGTATGAACACATAATCGAGCTTATAAGGGTCAGTAACACCCGCCTGGGGAATTACTGTCTGTGGACTACGCTCATTTATTTCAAGGCCACCTATGGTACAATGTGAGCCTTTACGGGTATCCCATTCTGTGTGATACCAGTCACCACCCTGAACAGTAGTAACACGTTCAGACACGTCATTCATTTCCTTAAACCGGAGTAGACGTATCTCATTTAATAACATCTGTTCAATTATCTGTGCTTGTGCCTGGTCTTCCTCATGAATTGCCGTGACTTTAGGCATAGGGATTGAAGAGTCTACTTCTGTTTCAAGTAACTCATAGACGATATTTCTGACGTTCTCTGACTGCTTATTGGCGATTCCACCGCCCTTATTCTTTGATCTACGGGTGAAAGCATCACCATCATAAAGCATTTCCTGATTACGCATACGCTCTAACTGATCTGCATACGCATCCTTTGCTTTAGTGTATTTAGATTTCCACTCATCAAGTTTGTTCTGCTGCTTAATGGCTTCTTTCATCTTTTTGAACCACCTCATAATCTCGGTTCTCCGTAAATCTCAATCATCCGCTTCTTTGTGTCTTCGTCAGCGTTCAGATAATCTTCAATAAGGTCTTCTCTCCACTTCTTGCCCTTTGTCTTCGGTACTTCCGCTGCGGTAGTCCACCATACACAGAAATAACGTAAACTGTCGGGATCATGGGTCAAATCATGGGGCTTCTTTGCATATACGTTCGGCTGTTTATCATCCTTCTGGATTTTCTTCAAACAGTTGTATAAATTCGGTGCTTCGTCTTTTAGTAAGGTGAGTCTGCTCTTCTTACCTTCTCTTGGACGTAGCCACTCTTTCATTGCCGCGCATCCGGCAGGAAAGTCACGGCTTGTTTTTGTTAGATTAACCCCCGCTTCTCTCCACAACTCTGCCCTTGACTTACCATTTAACTGACTTCGGTTCCAAAGGTCAGGCGGTGCAAGAAATAACGTTACGGGTTCCGTACATAGGTCAGTTAAGACTTCGGCTGCTTGCCCTATCGTTAAATTCGGTGAGTCATATTCACGATAGACTTGTGCTTCCCCGTACTCGTTTATCCGTATCCAGTGTGCGGAGAACATATCTAATCCATAGTCAATCGCTACATAGTTCTTTGTGTGTCCGGATAAAGGTTCTGTCGTTATCGTATTGACTTCATTTACTTCGGGGAAAAACGATCCACCAGGGATTGTTAACGCTTCCTCGATTGTCGCGGGATACTCTTGGGTTATTAAGTCTCCCAACACTCGTTTTGTCTCTTCATACCACGCCGCATCTCTTGAAGGGTCTGCATACCAGGGAATGAAGATTTTATTAAACCCGTTATCGGGATCAGTAAACAAGTTCTCAAACAGCGTTCCACGCTTAATTGTGGAAATGAGTATTACTTTTCCACCATCAGGACTATTTATAGTAGGATATGCAGCAGTCCAGATTTCTTCTGCCCATTCCTGGAAAGCGTGTTCGTCAATGATAAGTAAGTCAGCGGTAAATGATCTTCCCGCATTGGGTGATGATGCAAAGGCTTTCATCGTTGACACGGGGTTATCTTTATACTTGACTACTAAATCAAGTGCGTTTGCTTTGAATGTAGGCCCCGTCCATCCGGCAGGCTTATTACGTTCGTCCTGAATTAAGGCGGGCATATTATTGAAAATAAATGCAACTCGTCTTATAAGCTCTTTTGCTTCTTCTTCCGAACGTGACATTGAGATTACAAGTCTTCCGGTTCTCGTTAACAGTAAATGTGCAGCGATATGAACCGCTAACCATGAAAATCCCAACTGTCGTGCTTTTAACGCGATATTAAGTCGATGATCTATAATCGAATGAAGTGCATCTCTTTGTGCATCCCACAGTTTGAACGGCTGTACTAATTCAACTCCGACTTTCTTGACTTCGATATGCCCGTACTTCTCGATAAAATACTCGATATGGTTCGCACAATACTCTATCTCTTGTCTTCGTAGCTTATCTATTTCCGTCATTGAGTCTGCTCATTAGATTATTCATTAACTCTCTGTCAGCATCCGTCATGATATCCATGTTGACTTGTTCAGTGGGTTTCTCTCCTGCGGTATCACGCAACGCTTCAAAAGCTCCCACACATCCGTCCATTGCTTTTGCAACTAACGCATCTACAACTTCTTCACGGATGGTCTTTCCGGTCTGGGGGTTCTTACTCTCCAGGGCAACCAATATCGCATCCCTGAAAGTCCTCTGCTCTTTTAGTTTGAGCTGTGATGCTTTGCCCCCTGCACTCTGAATTTCTGTAGCTTCGCCCTTCTTGAAAGGTATTAACCTATGACCACCACGGCTTTTCATGAATCCGTCTTCACTAAATGTTGCTACCGGAAGTAAGTCAAAGTATTCATTAAAGATTTCAGCAGAAACAACGGGCCTTCCTTTTTCATCCCGCTTACATTCCGCTAATATCTTGTCTACATTTGCTTGTCTTTCCGTCTCTGTCATATTATGTAAACCACCTTTCACACTAAATATAGTACACGGAACATACGTTTGCAATAGATAATGTGTAAAATTTTACCCATAGTTTATATACATTATGTAAACCATTAAATTGTCACGTTTTCAGACACAATTTAAAAATCAGTTTGTATCCGGCCTGTGGAGACACCCAAACCAAACGTGCATGGTTGAGCCAAAGTTAAATTGTCTATACAATTTTAAAGGGGTGAAATAAAAAGGAAATAAAGGTGAAGTAAAAGGGAAGTCAGGGGAATTTATTTAAAAATTTATTACTTCATCAGCTATATATAGGACAATCACTATACCTGATTATGGGGTTCCAGAAGAGTTATCCACCAAAAGGTTTTGAGAAAAAAATTTTCTATGGGACATATAGGAGGTAAACGATGCCCCTGGGTAGTCAAGGGTATAGGGGTACTCTCTATATAGATTGCTATAGGATAGAGCGATTATAAAGGGCTATAGATATATATAATATAGACCATTGGTATAGGTTAGCACTATGGCTTTACTTCTATGAATTAAGGTCTTTGTTCTTAAGTTCTTGCTTAACTATATCTGTAAGACCCTTGTAGAATCTATGAGTTTAATTCTCTACCGATACATTGAACAGAGTACAGACGTAGTATTCTAAACTATGTTTCCTTGTTTTCTGTACTCTTTGACGTGGATGCTTTTTCTGTAGTGACTTTTCTGTTGTCCACACTTGTCATTTTCCTTTGACTTTCCTTTTGCCTTTTCCTGATTTCTCTTTTCTCTTCTTTGAGATGGAAACCACCACACCGAAACAAGATATAATTTCATATATGGGATATAGGAATAGGGGAGAACAAAAGTTCTTTCACCTTGTTAAATTCTTAACAAAGTATGTGTAATATTTTGGACATGGTTTTCTGGTATTCTCTTTTTCGGTTTTGGCTTTTTCCCTTTGGAATTTTCTCAATAGTCCTTTTTCGTTTTCCCTTTTCTGTGGTTCGGATACTCTCCCATTATTCAGAAATATATTTCTCTTTTCTTTTCTCCCATCCGTGAAATATATGAAAAAAGCTTTTTGATCCATAGCCTGAAAGCCCTATTTTAAGCCGTTTCAAGCCATCCGGAAATTCTTTTCATATCGTTTTATATCATGTTTTCACGTTTTGCCGATTGTCTGTAATAGGCTTAAATCCTGGCTTTCAAGGTGGTTGTCATGTGCTAACTTGTTATACTTTTGCTGATGAATATATCAATTTTTCTATGTGTGTCAATCCTCTGTAAGTGGCTTGTATCAAGGGGTTCAGCCTATCCGGTTATTGTGGATCTATGTATTTTTACTATGTGCTGCTTGTCTTCTCTTTCAGTATTCAACGGCTTTCCGTGGGTTTTGAGTGTGATATTTTTCAATATATTTTTATGTGTCAATCACTTTTTGAAAAAATTTTTTTATCGTCTGAAATGCCGTATTTATGGGCTTTTCAAGGTGTCCGATGGATCAGATTTTCAACTTTTTAAAAATTTGTTGTTGACATGATATCATGATGATGGTATTATGACATCACAAGCAAGGAACACCACAACAAAATCAAGTAGGTTTTCGGAATGGTTGAAACAATCGGAACGGAAACGAACGGCAGAGAGTGGTGAACGAAAACCGAAAGGAGATGAACAACATGAGAGAAACAGCAAAAGCCATTATCGAATATGCCATCAGGAATTGGAAAGCCCCTTTTGATTATGAAGACGAAAAGGAAGAAGAAATAGAAAGGATAATGACCGACAGAGAACACCTTGAAACCTACATCAACTATCTTATAGAAGATACCGACAAGAACGATGAGTCAGCCGACATTTTGAACATGATTTTCTTATACATCTGAAAGGAGAAAAACAACATGAGAGACTACAGAACAGAAACCAAAGAGAACATCAGACAGTGGATGGAAGACAACAAGGACTATATCGACTACAACGACTTTGAAGACACCAACGACCTTGAACAGTATCTCAACGACAACCTTTGGACAGCCGATGACGTGACGGGCAATGCAAGTGGATCATATTATTGCAACTCTTACAAAGCAAAAGATATGGTTCTTGAAGATATGGACACAGTAAGAGAAGCACTTGAAGAGTTTGGTGTAGATGCTGCAACCATCGGGGAAAAGTTTCTTGATGAAGATTGGGAATGGTTAGACGTGACAGCAAGATGCTTTGTTTTAGGTGAGTGCATATCCGAATACATAGAAGACAACAGAGAGGAAATTGAAAAGGCAATAGAAGAAGCACACGAATTTAACAATTAAACACTTTCCGGCATCGGTTCAGCCGTAGCATCAAAGCAAATGCCGGATTTCCCTATAAACCAGGATTAAGAAAAGGAGAAAAAAAACAATGTTATACACCGAATTTTTAGAGGGTACGGGATGCCGTGACAATGACCACAACTACAAGATCTACAAACAACTTGAAATTATCTACATGAATGACGAAAGCACGACAAAGGCTGACATTTATGAATACGGCAAAAAGCTTGTAGACAACAGCAAACCACAAGAGATTATAGACCTTGAAAACCAAATTTTAGCCGATATCGAATCAGACAAAAAACAGATAAAGGAACTCACGGAAGATATCAGCCGAATCAAGGGATACATCGAAAACGAACCCGATCCCCTTTGGAAAAAATCCTGGAAAAACGATATCAAGTGGAGAAAACAAGACATAGCAAGGTTAAAAACACACATTAAACTTTCAAAACTCATTTTAGCATAAAGGAGATGAAACAATGATATACGATCTTTGCAGCACGGATGAAAAAGAGTTGAAACCATACAAAGGATATCAGATATCAAAAGTATGGGATACCTACAAGGGAAAAGCAATACCAAGAACAACAGTATATTGCATATATGACAGCGAAAATGATGCCGTTGGAGATTGCTGCAAAACCCTTAAAGATGCACACAAATACATTGACATGATGACAGAGTAAAGGAGAAAACCCGATGAAAGTTGAACTTGTAAACATGACAAATTATGCAAACATTTACGACATATATGACGAAACCGGAAAACGTATAGGAACTGTAGAAAAAAGACTTGCAGGCTGTGACGTTGGAACCTACGCATACAGTTTTTCAGGAAAATACACCAAAAGAGATATCAAGAGATTTTGGAGAGAAGCACGAAAGAACAAAACCACAGTTTATTAAAAGGAGATAAGAACATGACACTAATTCAGAATATAAACGTAGAATATGAAAAATACAGAAAAGGTCTTCTGACCTACGGGGAAATGTTAAACGGCATTATTACCCTGGTAGAGAACGAAAAGAGCTATCGCATTGAATACAAGGCAATTAAGGGAAAATGGAAGACCTTTTCTGATACAGAATACTTGCTGCCGGAAGCAAAAGAAGAGGTCGAAAGACTTAACGGAAACGAAATAGGTCTTAAATTCAGATATATAGCAATTTGAAAGGAGAACAAAACATGGCTAACTACGCATACTTTGTTATAAGTGAAAAGGATCAGAACAACAACTACTTTGCACACGCTGAAAAGATATGTAACAACGATAACCTTTTAAATTTTTTCCACCCTTGCCCGAATTGTGAACTCTTGCATATAAACGCTTGTGAAACACTTAAAAAGGCAAAAGAACTTGCCGAAAGTTGGAACACAGCATACAGAGCTAACGGAAGTTACGCATTTCAGAAATGAAAGGAGAAAACATGAACGAAGTCAGCCGAAATCAGTTTATCAACATCTTATTATCACATCACATCGAATTTTATATTACTAAATCCGAAAGAATTATAGCCCTGGATGGTTACGACCTGAACGGCAAAGAGTTTTTTGAAGATATAACAGACTACACATTCACAGAACTCAAAAATTGGCTTGGATATTAAAAAGGGCCATAGTCTCCGAAACTACAGCCCCAAAAAAGAGAATGATGGGCAATTAAGCCCACTACAGTATAACACAAAAGGAGAATGAAAACATGAACAGAGAACAGATGAAAGCACTTATTGTTGAACTTATAGCCCTTTGCCAGAGAAACGATCTTTTACCTACCGAAAGTGACGAACTTGCCGATGAACTGCAGGCACTTATATCAAACGAAGTCTATATTTCAAAGTGTGAACTTGATTATTTTGTAAGCTGAAAGGAGAACACGAGATGAGCATAGAAACCATCCAGGCAAAATTTATTAGAAAAGTACCTTATGCAATTATCAATAGAATTTATGTAAGCATGAACAAATACAATTTATGCTTTTCGGATGCTGTAAGGGAAGCATTTAGGAATTACCACAAGGCAGGCCCCTACACCGAAATCTATAACGCATGGTATTATGATGATTTTCGTGCTTTTTGCCCGTCTATGTATGATCTTAAATATCTGGATTTTGAAAAGTACCCCTTAAAATATTCTGTATATGAGGATGTAGTATGAAAGCAAAAGACCTTATAACCGGCGAACCCATTGACATAAACGTAAGGCCAAGTGCTGATCCCTATGAAATCAGGCAAGAAGTGATCCGTGTTAGTGCAATAGCCTGGAAGACAAGGACAAAAGGCAAACCGCCACTTGAAGAAGTCCGGATATTCGAAAAATACGCTTTAAGGTTCGGGATGCAAAAGGAGCTTAAAGAACTTGACATTTTATGACATTATACTATGATTATAATACAATGACAGAAAGGGGAAAACACCATGCCACGAAAAAAGCCACCCAGTTCTCACGTTAGAGCCGTAGCAAAGTACAACGAACAGAATATAAGACAATTTATATTAAAACTCAACGTAAAAACGGATGCTGATGTAATAGCCGTACTTGACAGCATAGACGGAAGCAAACAAGGTTTTATCAAACAACTTATAAGAGAATACATAGAGAAAAACCCCTGACATATTGCCAGGGGCTTTCTTTTTGATACACGGATAATCAAGCAATCCAACTGTATCACATATTTTCGATCTTTTCAATGACCGATTTTAAAGCATCCACGACCTCTGACCCTGACTTTTCATAGTCTACGGGATCATTCTTGCAATACTCTTCTATCTTCAAAACATTCTTTAAAGCGTGGGCGAGCTTGTCTATAACATCGAGTGAAGAGTGTGTAAGTTCGTTGTGGCCGTAGTCGATAAGTTCCGACATTAACTTTTCTTTTAATTCTTTCATGGGCTATTCCCCCTTTATGCGGTCTTGTTCGCCAGAATAAAGGCTTCGAGCTGATTAGTCTGTGCGGTCTGACTTGCGGAAAGGTTTGCCATGTTGAGCTGATTCTGCAGGGATACATTAGCAGCGCGAAGCTGTTCTATCTCCTGGGCGCAAAGTTTATCGAGAATTTCCTGGGTCTGGGTCTGAATTGCAAGTCTTGTTGCTGCGCCTTCTGCCTGAACGATGTTCTGGGTCTGAACTGTTGCTAAATTGTTATTGCAACAGCACTGGGCGAGCTGTGACCTGATATCGGTAAGGCCCTGGGTTATCGCGGTCTGTGATGCAAAAGTGTTCTGCATGGAAGTGATAGTGTTATTTCCGAGCTGTGCAGTAATTCCGTCAAGACCTGCATTGATTCCGGCATCCCTAAATGCTTCATTCGTGTTAGCATTGATTCCGTTCTGTCCGTTCATGATCCAGGGATTAAGGCCACCATTACCGCCAAAACCGCCCATTCCACCACCGAGCAGTAGAATAACAAGGATTATCCACATAAAGTCTCCACCCATACCGCCAGAAGGGGCTACGGGCATAATAGCATCTGTCATATCTTTTCTCCTTTTCTTAAATTATTTATTTATAAAGGCCTTTATTTACATGAAAATATTGTGATTTTTACATTGAAAATCGTTGAAAGCATAAAAATCAGGGCATTTTACTGATTTGAGTGTAAAATTCTTACATCATCCCTTTAAAATTATTCTTTATCGCATCAATTTGTGACTGCTGAACCTGACCGGATGATATCAGGTGATTTATTATTGCGTTGGGATCACTTAAATTTATGTTTTCAGGAATATTAAACTTTTGAGATAGTAAACCCATCGGATTCTGTTTGATCTGTGATAACATTGCAAAGGCTTGTAAAACGTTCATATTCGTATCTCCTTTGAGTTTATTTTAATAGGCTATACATTCTCCCACAATGTACTAAAAGATAAATTTAGGGGCATTTTAGGGGAACAGAAAAGGCAACTCATAAGAGCTGCCTAAACTTTTTGACTATATTCTTTATCTGTCGTTCTGATAGTTCGTATTTTTCACTTAATTCTACTACTTTGATTCCGTCTATCAGCCTATCCTTTAATATCTCTCTGTTACGCTTTGACGGAACGTATTCATCAATGTATGCTGATAGTTCGGAATTTGTCATTTATCTCCCCTTCCTTGCCATCAAATGTATATCAACTTGTGATAACTCTGTCTGTGGTTCATCCCTTAACTCAAAGAACGATATCTCCCTTCCCATGTAGGGTTCACATCCCCTCCAGTCACTACGGGTATAGCACAAGGGATCATTGTTTTCGTAGAAAGCTATTTTAAATACACCTTCTGACGAATTAAGAAAATCTGCTACTGTCACTTTTCTCTCCCTTCTAACCATTCATGGACTTTGATATCATCCCATAAGTCGTTCTGTCTTAAAAAGACAATGAAACTCTGAACACTATTCCTTGCAACCGGAACCTGCTTTACTCTCCACTCTTCAAAGGCAAGTTCAACCTTTGCACGATCTTCAAGAAAGTAAGTCTTTTTTTGGAAGTTTCTTATGTTTGCACCTATATCCATCAATTCCCCTTTCTGTGGTCTTCTCCGTCTTCTTCTCTCTGTGGATGCCAGGTATTTATATCCGTTATCCTGACAAGGACTTTGATACCACTCTTAAACTGCAATATCGGGTTATGTGACTCCGATAATCCTATGACTTTAGCGTTTAGTGATACATCATCACCGATTTTTAGTTTCAGTTCTTCCATTATTCTCCTTCCATACGGGTAGTTCCCATTCTTCCGGTATTGTGATACTTGGTTCATAGCAAAAAATACAACAGCCTATAAAATCAAAAGGGCATTTAATACAGTTTTCTCTTCCCTTGCAATATTCTTTAAGGGCCTTTGCATGATCTATAGCTTCTTTGTCTGTCATTCCTCTCCTTCCTTGCCTATGTTGTCAAGAATCTGCAATACATCAGCCTTAATCTCATAACCATGACGATAGCCAACATAAAGGTCTTGTATCTTTGCCTTTACATCATCAAGCGGTATTCCGTGATAAATTGCATCAATAATCTTGTCTCTATCTTCGTCATAAAGTCCTTTGCAACCATGACCATAATTACTCCGGATATGTGCGATGGTCTTTTCAGGAATATCAATAATCATTTTCATTCACTCACCGCCTTTCATCTTTGCCCCGCATCCGTGACAGAACTTATAACACTCGATATCGTTTGTCATAACATTCTGACCGCAACATGAACACTCATAGATTCCGGCAGGGCTAATGCGTTTCCACTCTCCCTTGTTCTCGGATAAAGCCTGGTTATATCCGCAGTCATAAGCACTCTGCAAGTCTGCTTTGTACTGTTCTGTATCAAAATTAGACTTATCAATCATTTGTGTCTTGTTCTCGGATAAAGCTGATACAGCCATATCAAAGGCTTCAATTTGCTGGTCGTTAAATAAAGGATTATATTTGAACCCGCCAAGAATTGCTATTGCCTCTAACTTTGTCATACACTCTCCTTTCTCACACGCATTTTGCATCCGCAGTCTGGACAGTATTGATATGCTTTCATGTTTATCATTGCTGTCTTTCTGTCTTTCTTTCGGCAGTTAGAACATACATAACCGCCAGGGTAAGGTATCCATTCTCCGTGAACGTTCTCTCTCACGTCAGCACTCGGTATCTTGTCAAAACTCTTTCTTAATTCCGGCAAGACAACAAACGCATGGGTAGATAAAAACTGCGATACATTATCTTTTGCTGCTTCTTTGCTTATATACTCACTCATACACTCTCCTTATCTATGTAGTAGGGATCACATAAAGCTACACTCCCATCATCAAACTTCACCCATACTCCGTCCTTACACTTCTCTGTAACAACTCCGGTCTTCTCGCTGTAACCATAAAGGATGGTATGCTTTGCCTTTACTCTGTCACCAGGATTAAGTGTTTTCTTTTTGTCTCTCAACTCTCTCTCATGCTTATTGTCAAGGTAAGTCATGTACTGCTCTTCTTCTCTTGTAAGTCCACACTCATTCATTGTCTTCTCCTTCCGTCATTCGGCTGCCGCAATTCGGACAGTAATTCCAGTATTCATCGGGTAAGTCATACTCTTTCTTGCACCTTGAACAGATGATTAAGTCTCTCTTAACGTGGGTTATCAGTTTCCATTCACCCTGATAATCCGGTCTGATTCCGTTTTCCATGATGGTTATTGCCATGTTAAGAGGTTCAAACACATCTCCTTCAAGAACATTCAGGTCTTTAAGTTTCACAGCAAGTTCAAGTTTGTGTAATGCTTGTGCTGATTCTTTAAGTGTCATCATGATTTCATCTCCTGAAAGCATATCTGCTGATCCATCATTCCCTTACACACCCATACCGATTGAAAGTTTGGACTATTTGTAAAGTTATTGTCGTTAAAGAAGTGCATACGGCCTTGTGGTACAAGAATTTCAAACTTGTTGTTTTTAAACAATTCCCATCTTGACTTTGCATCAAACAATCCGTTGAAGTTCATTATCAAGGCAAAAGGAACATCGGATTCAAACAGCTTTTCAAGTATCTTCTGTCGCTTACTAAAAGGGGGATTGCTAACTACCGCATCATAGTCTGTAAGATTATCAATCATGAAAAAATCTGTGCCAGTATCTATGTGGCTATAAGTTACGTCAAAGCCATTTTCAGTAAGCACCTTTACAAAATTGCTTTCCGGCTTATCAAAGGGACAAAGGATTTTCTTGTATCCCATTCTATGTAAGTGTGGAATAATCATTCTCACGGATTCTTCGGTGGTATACCATTCATCCGTGTTGCTGTGTTTAATTTGCTGACTATATTCCATCATCTTCATCTTCCTCTTCTTCTCCGTTGAATAACTTGTCAAACGATCCTTTAGGCTGTAAGCAACCCCCGTGATAGCCACTCCATACTTCAACACTAACTGTCTCTGATTCCTTTACCGCTTCAATACAATCTTTTATTGTTTCACACATGATCTGGTGAACGTTGTATTCGCTAAAGTCATTCGTCATGGATAATGTTTCATCCGGACTCACCTGAACCATAAAGTCTGACAAGTGACTTATTAGCTTATCTGCATCTATCAATCTCATATCTGATATCCTTTAATATCCTTTTAGCGTACTTCCTATCACACTCGTTGTAGTCCTCATTCGCAGCAAACATTTTCAATGCTTCACGGACGATTAGAAACTCTGCTACTGACATTGTGAAGTCGGCACTCTTAACATGATGATCTATTGTGTTTAAATTTACTCTCATGCGCCCTTCCTTTCTGTTATCCCTAATAACCAATCAGCGGAAGTGTGTGTCTCTGCACAAAACCTTGCAATGAAGTATGCACTCGGCATTAAGGTTGGGTAAAAACACTTTCTGCTTACTCCCATTCTTTTAGCAAGTTCGGACTTGTTTATATCCTGCTCATTACACACATCTTCTATCTTCTCCCAGAACCCATATACAAGATGTTGCATATCACTCCTTCCCATCGGTAACGATCACTTCATTCTCTGCCTTGCCCTGGCCTATTACTTTCAAGATGTTCATGCAGTCAAGGCAACAATAATAAGTGTCATTCTTTTGATGACGTTTAAATAACATTGCCTGACATTCAGGACATATAGGTACAGTTTGTAAAATGATCGTTACCATGTGTTTTATTCCTTGTGTTCTCGGATTATAAATCCCATATCGTCAACTTGTTCCATGTAGTCAGATATCGTTATCTGACCTTTTGTAGTGTGTTTGTACTCTTCCGTCCACCAATTAAAAACTTCTTCTCCGGTAGACCATTTGTTTCCGTACTTGTCTACGTTGTCTTTGCCGCTTTCTTTCCTTGCCTTAACCATTTCATCAAAGGCTTTTATGTATAACTCTTTGAAGTAAGGGAAGTCAGCAAACTCTTTCTTCTTCTGTCTCCATGTAGCCAGGGGGCAACCTACGCAACCGACTCTGTGATATCCCATATCGTACATAGGGTTATACGGGTAGTTCCCCCCCCTCAAATATTCCCATACATCATGGTCTGACCACTCATATATAGGATTAACAACTGTGTCCTGCTGATTTCTCATTACTTTTATCAGGGTGCAATCCCATACAGATCCGTTAGGTTCTTTTTCTTTTTCAAGAGCTTCACGATGCACCTCATCTGTATGTTCAAGCGAAAAAAATGTAGCTTCGCTGTATGACCCCCCCCTCACTCCGAAGACGTTACGGCCTTGACGTTTTGTGGATTCATCAGACCTCACACCTAATACTGCGATTCTGTTTGGGGTATATGTTTCTTTTAAAGTCTGGCAACAATACCGGACTAATCTTGTAGGGGGCATTTGTTTCTCAACTATCAACTTCCACATATTTGTAGGCTTACCATCTGCACCATGCGGAATTGACTTCTCTGCTTTTATTCCCTTGTCTTTTAACTCTGCAAAAATCTCATTCACATATTTGTTAGTGACTGGACTATCAACTGTGGTAATGGAATGTAAGACTTCAAACTGATCTGGTCTTAATGTTTCCATTGCAAGTCTTAAAATCACATCACTATCTTTACCACCTGAATAACAAATAACTATAGGCTTGTGGTAATAGTGTTCGCTCATTTCTGCAGCAAGGGATAATATCTCTTTTGATGTTTTAACTTTATCCATTCCCTATCCCTTTTAATTCGCCCATTAAGGGGCATTAAATAATTCGTTGATAAAATACTCATTCAGTTCTTAATAAGTGTCTTCTCAAGCTCTTCAAAGTCGATATCTCTTTTAGGACAACCGGAAGTAAATGCGTTTGGTTTGAAACCTATATTATTATTGTTATTGTTATAGTTATAATTATTATTACTTGTTGTTTTGCTTGTTTCGTCTGGTTGTTTTTGGTTGTTTTGCTTGTTTTGGGTGGTTGTTTTGCTTGTTTTTGAAGCGTTGTTATTTCCTTTAGGGGCACCACCTTTGGAACCTGCTACAACCTTTTCTACAACCTTTCCTTTATCCGCATTTACCCTATTACAAAGAGACATTGAATAAGCATTGACACACTTATTTGCAAGTAGTTCTACTTCTTCTCCCTTGAAAGTGCGGATCATATTCTGAATGATATTTCCAACATCTTCGGGGGGAAGGCTTAAAAGACTTTCATGTTCACTTTCGTAAACAATCACTCCGTAGGCCATTAGATATCTTCTCTCCTTTCGTACTTCTTACACTTCGGGGTAGTGCGGTACTTGTAATTAGTTCTTCTTGCCATGCAAATACCTGCACACTTGGAACCGGCATACCCCTTCTCACAAATTACAAAGTGCTTACATGAACCACACTTGTCTGTAAGGTCTGTGCGTGACATACGATCATGAAGGGAAATTACCTTGTGCCACTCTGCTTTCAGTTTTGCACCTTCAAGAGTCTGCCAGTCGGCATTATCAGGTACTTCAATCTCTGCTCTATACTTCATACTCCACTCCTTCTTGGCATAGGTTTCTCTGTCTCCGGCACAACTCCGTAATAGGCCCAACAAGCGATCTTGTCATAAGACAAATACTGTCCGTCATCAAGCAACCACTCTTCTGACTCCTTGCAATAATTAGCAAGGTGGACTTTCCCGTCATTAAGTGCCTTGACTAACACTTCATCAGACCAGTGCTGTGATGTTCCTTCCTGATCCCATGTATCGGGATAATCAATAAAGTGCCAGGCTAAAATACTCACTCTTCCACCTCTCTTTCCTCGATAACTTCTGCTTCAATATCTGAACAGTAGTCATACATATCTGTGAATTGATCTATTGCTTCTTCGTAAGTATCAGCTTCAATATCTTCTGATACCTTTGCGGTGACTCTGAAAATGTATTTCTTCATCTGTACTGTTCCTCGTCTAAATGAAAATCATCGGGGTAGTCACTGATATCTCTGTACTCCATGACGTTTCCAAAGGTTTCTTTGTCAAAGCCGTTGTGATTAGCTTCAATGCAGTTCCAAAATCCGGTAGTTGCATCGTACCACCCTATAAGGATCAGCCCGTTATCGGTGAAGATAATTTTTGGGGATGATATACCCTCAATATCCACCTTTGGTTTATCCTTTGCCTTGCGACACTCTCTTTCAGTTACCGCATAAGAGATAATCTCGTTGTTGTCCTGCATTGATCTGAAAAAATCTTCCAGGTATGATGCTGTATAATCCTCTGTGGTAATGACTTTAACTGTTACAATCTTCATCCTCTTCACTCCTTCACTTTCTCTGAACGTACTCAAAGCCTGCGTTCATAAACTGCTTTGCTGCCCTGATTGCTTCATCCTCGGTGTTAAACTTCCAGATGATGTTGTCCTTTGCTTCGACATAGCAGATAGGGCGTTCTTTTATGTTGACTAACTTCTCCGGTTCACGGCTTGTAATAACTGTTTTCCCTGGCATTTTGTTCACTCCTTTCCAATTTCACGAATTGTTATTTCTGCTTTCGGTTCTTCCGCATACCACTTGTTTAAAGTGATCTCTACTATCTGACTATCATCCGAGTAACAAACTCCGTTAAGTGCATCAGCTATGGTTTTAAGTAGGTTGTCGGCATCGGGCTTAACCACGGGTCTGACATAGCCTAACAGCATTTCATTTCTTAACTTCTTCGGTGTTGACTTCGGGATATCTCTATAGATGTTTACAACCATCTGTAAGGGTTCCTTGTTCTGCCAATGAAGTCCTAAAGGGTACTCTTCCAGGTATGCGGATTTAATTCTGTTCTCACAATCAATCGTTCTCTTCGGGGTATATGCTCTTGCAAAACCACCTCTTGTTGTTACACGGGGCCTGCCTTTACCAACAATCTCACCATCAACCCTGAAATAAATTTCATCCTTCATAGAATTTCTTAAACCTTTCATACCAAATTTCCCTTGCCACTTCTTCGGTAAACCCTTTCTTTCTCTGATTCTTGATAAAAGACTTCTGTGCATCTGCTTGTACTTCCTTGTACCCGATGTTCTTTTCGTGTAAGTCTCTGTGGCATTTAGGACACAACCATATCCAAAGGCCTAACTCTGTGCAGATAGCTCTGTTACCATTCCCAGAAATAGCGTGATGAAGTTCAAAAGGTGGGTTCTTCTTGTGGCATAGATAACATTCGGGTTCTCCGGTCTGCATAATGGACGGAATGTATTTATTCTTTCTTGGCATCTTTCCACCCCATTAGTTCTTCTCTTTCTTCCGGTGTACGTTCATTCCACGGCTTGATACCTTGAATGTTTAACTGCGAGAATATAGCTGTTAAGACCGCTACAACGATTGAATTACCTGCCTGCTTATAACATTGAGAATTAGAATTGACGGATAACATATTGTCGATATCTTCTTCTCTTACGTCCATGAGTCTTAAACACTCTCTCGGACTTAACTTAAAGATTCCATACTGTTCACCATCTTTAGCCGTGTAGAGATAATCTTCAACTGTCGGGCTATCATTCTCTTTGATAAGAGCCACGGCATTGTCTGATACAATCATTCCTTGATTCAATCTTTTTTCCTTTCTCCCGATATATAGGTTGTCTTTTTGTACTGTTGTTATCGTGTTACTCTTGCCATCGTGCCTGGGTTCAAGTCTTTGCTCTGTACCCCCCCTGATTTCTCTACCGCGTTGAGCTACGATGATTTTTGATTTCCTTTCCATCTTTTAACCACCATTGGCTTGTCAAATCGTATGTGTGCAGGTAAAGCAAAGATGATACCCCCCCACTAATCACACGATCTACACACCTATCTCTCCTGGGTGATACTCCTAAACCACCTAAAACTTTGATTTTCTTTTCCATCGTTTGATTACCTTTAGTGGGTCTTTGTATTCTGTAGCGGATACCGCACATGATTTACTCTTCGGGGAAAACACACGTCCTCTCCCCCCCCACTCCGAGATCACATAGGATCACAAGTTTTTCTTTTTCCACTTCTTAACAACCTTTTTGGGATCACCACCGATTTTTATTGCAGGGCAGCACCCCCCCGATAGACTCTGTTCTCACATTCATAGCCGGATGAATTTATTACTCCGACTTGTTTACACTTCTTTTCCATTTCTTTAGCACCAAAGGTTTATCAGTTTGGATGTGAGCTTTAAGGGCATACATCTTACCCCCCCATCCAAAACACGCATATTGTCACGATTCTGACGTGCCGTGTTTCCGATAGCACCTAATATGATTATTTCTTTTGCCATTTGATTACTTTGCATATCCCAGAAGTAGTTGTGATAGTGGGTGATACATTACCCCCCCTTGTACCCTGCCACGTCTTATCTTTGAAGTCGGGTAACTCAAATCACATACTCCAGGGATGTTTAACTCGATATAACCTTTGCTTGTAGCTTGTTTAACTGCGAACATTTCTTAACCACTAATATCGGGATACCGGAAGCGTTGATTGCGTATGAGCATAGTTTCTTATCAATTACTCTGTGCTGCTGATGAAACTGTTTGCCCCATTGACAACCTGATACCCCCCCGATTACCTTGATTTTTTCCATTTCTTAACCACTATGACCGGATATCTCCAATCCCTTGCAGTAAGTGTGGGTGTGATACCCCCCCATCTGCCACCTTGCCCCATTGATGATTACTTATCCATCCGACTACCTTGATCTTATTCAAGGGTTCCTTTTTCATCTAACTCTATGAGTAAGTCCTTTGCTTTATCGGATTTAACGATTAGCCTTAAAGCATCTTCGTCAGACAAGTCTTCAAAATAATCTTCCATGCAACGGGTAAGTTCTATGGGTACGGGGAATGTGTATGAGCTACTTCCTAAAATGGATAATGCAAAGGTTCTGTCTCTGTTCTGTGCGACTCCGTAATCACTTGCATTAAGGTCTTGTACGAATGTGGAATATCCCAGGTCTTCAAGGAAGTTCAGCCATTTAGCAAAGTGTTGCTGATTAGCTTTACTGTGTATTGCCGTGACGTTCTCCATTAGTAATATCTGCGGTAAAGAGTCACTTGTTTTCAGTTCGTTCAGGATTCTCTTTACTTCCCAAAGAAGTGATGATCTTGTGCCTGAACCTTCTTCAAATCCCGCTTGACGGCCCGCCACAGAAATATCGGTGCATGGGAATGAATAAACCAATATGTAGCAATACTTTTCTTTTTCGGTGATTCCTAAAGACTCTCCGGTTACTTCTCTTACATCCATCGTAGGGAACGCAGTATGATGAACTGCGTTATATGATGCAACCGCATACTTATCAAATTCCACAACTCTATGATGGGTAAACTCACAGCCTAAATTTCTTAATGCCATTGCCTGACTTCCGTATCCGGCAAACAGTTCAATAAGTCTGATAGGCTTATCCACCTTACAAGGCTGTGCAAGATAATCCATGAAGTTCATCTGTCCTAAACATTCATAATCTTCAGGGTACATGGTGTGTCCTTTCATATCGTTCAAGTGACTTCTGCAGCTCTTCATCAGTAGGCGGTACTAATCCCATCTGTCTCATTTCTTCCGCTGTGCCATCTATCAGCCTTGACATTTCACTAACAGTAAATTCGTGAGATGGTTTCAACAGTTTGTACCACCTTCGGCTACCCGTAGTCTTTACTGTCGGTTGGAAGTGGTTGTACTCATCTTCTTCTACGGCACGTTCGGTTTCGGGTGTATCAGGCAATGCTATCCACACTTCTTCTCCGTCAATAATTGCCATTGATCCGTACTTTCTTAAAAGCTGATTGTGGATTCTTGCATTTGAAATACACATTGCCTTTGCCATCTGTCCTGCCATCTTTCTGTAAAGACTATTCGCGGATAGACTTCTCTTCTCTTCGTAAGGTTCAACAGTGTAGGTTCCGTCTTTCTGTTGAGAAAGCCACGCTATACATTCGAGATTAGTTCCGTTCATGCTTCTCTCACCCTATAAACAGTTACTTTCTTTCCGGTGTACTCACAGATGGTCTTGCCAATAGGCTCAATCATTCCCTTTTCGCACAACTCTGTAAGTCTGGGCGCGGTGAAGTTTCTTTCCGATGTGGGGATATTTCCTTCATGGCACATGATTACTGCTATCTCTTTTGCAGTAAGGCCCTTTCTTCTTCTCTTCAAAATCTTCATGATCTGGCGGTATCTCTTCTGCTTATCCACAGTGTCATGTGATTCTCTTCTTGTTTCTGCCATAGGATTAGTGCCGTATCTTCTTTTCTCCATAGCTTTATCTCCTTATGAAAATGGAAGTTC